ACTTACAGGCTTCATAGTCTTGCGGTCGTAGAAGTATCCATGCCTGCGTGGATCATAACCAACCTGAGTCCATTCAGGATGATTCAAGTGCTCTTGTGCATGCTTAACTGCTTCGTCTTCATGCATGTGATGTAAGTCACCAACGATTCGAGCAAACGGTGCTTTGTTCTGCTCACCAGTTGCAACACGAATGCCCTTATGGGGATTGGGATCAAACTCAGCATTCTTCACTGAGGATACTGGCCCATATGATGTGGGGCGCTTTTCATTGGTCTCATCATGGATTGAATTAACCCAAACACCATGATGCTCATAAGCAGGTATATCCAGCCTTAATCCAACCTTATGCCCTTCAGGCCAAGACTCATGGCCACGCCATTTGTCCTGCTTGTTGGCCATCAATGCCCTCTTTGCATCTTCATCTGATGCAGGCTTTGGAATAAAATCATAGGGCTTCACAGGCTTGTGTTTGTTGACTATCTTGTCATAGTCTTTCTTGTTCATCTCACCCGATTGAAATGCTTTGGCCGCGCTTTCAATTTCAGGTATGCGACGTTGAAGGTTTGGGTCTTGAACTGTTGGTCTGATGTCTACCTTACCGCCTTTAGCGAGCAACTCATAACGCATCTGAGCTGTTGACTTCACCTTGCCACCTCTATTTTTAGTAATGTCAGGATTATTGACATTGTATGTGCCACGGTTACCGATAGCTGACTTAACATGTTTAGGATCAAAAACTACAACTGAATCATCTAATATTGCTCCATCAAACCCTTGATCTTGCAATATTTTTTTATGTCTTTCATCATGTGTATTCCATCCAAATCTAGAACTATCTTTGGCCGCCAAATCCCATGCATCACTAAATTGATCTTTGTTTGCAGGATTTTTTAATCTTACATGCACTGGATATACGGATGGAGGTTCACCCACACCTTTTGCAGAAATTGTTGCATATTCGTTTGCAACATCTGGATTTTTAGTCGCCCAAATTCCTACTGCATTTTTTGGAGCTTTAAATGACTTTATATCTTTGTTGGTGCCATGATACATGACACCCTTCTCAACGCTAGGTTCAAGAAAGGCTTTCCTGCCCTTTTCACGGAGCTCGGCACTCATCTGTTTAATGGACGGCTGTTTCTTCATTGCGCCATTATCCTATGCTCGGACAATCATCGCAACGGCCATCACCTTGACAGAGCCCCAAGCTCGCGCAACTCCTCTTGCCTCTTTCGCCATCTGATCCATTCTCTGAACATCTGCACTGCTTGCTGTTCCCACACTTCGTTCCTTGGTGTCGCTGACAGCTCGAACTTATGGTCAGACAAAGTGATTCGCGTTCCGTCAATGTGGAGGACTTTCCTATAACAATCGTCTTGATGATCTCGGCCATTCATTTTCACCTCTTAATACTAATTGATTACTAGTTAAACTAGTAAAACTAATTGATTACTAGTTAAACTAGTATTCCTCACTGCGAATAGGGGTTTGATCGACCCTTCCTGTTGTAGAGTTCTGCGTCGTCGATGTCCTCTTGCATAAGCTCCTCACGAGGTGGCGCATCGATGCTGATCCATCCTGCGTCACGCAGGTATCGGAGCCCTTGGCTGATGCAGTCCACGAACTCATCGTGTGCGGTCTCAGGGAAAGAGCAGATCTGGCTCACCATGCCTTCAGCCCAGTCACGGACGAAGCCTTTGCGCTTACTGGACTCAGGCACCCACACGCGCCCTGCTTTAATGATGTTGGCCACGATGGATAGGCGTTGGACTTTGTCCGCTTTGCCAGGGTTATACGCATGCACAGGCAGATGCGCTCTCTGTAAGTCTTGTATGAGTGATATGCCTGCGCTCTTGTCCTCCACCAAAACCAAGTCCACAAGCTTCTTGTCCCGTCCTTCGCCAAAGACTGACTCGTACTCATCGAGCACTTTGGGACGCAGGTCAGGGTATTGGAGGTGCTCTTGCCAACAGTCTAGGATCATCACGGACATACCGCCATCCATAGGCTTAAACACGCCCATAGTGATCGATCCAGTGGGGTCGTTGTATGTTTTGTCGGACGTGGCGCAGTCATAGCTCTGAATGATGTATTCAAGCTTGGGGAAGGGCTTACCATCAGGCCAGAGTCGGAACCATGTACGCTTGACGATGCCAGACTCCTCCATGTCGATGAGCTCGGCGTGGATCTCTTGGCGGCCAAGGTTGGTGCCTTCGTACTGAAGAATCTGCTTCTGGAACGATGGAGCCAGATTGGCAATGTTGGAGTAGGTCGATGCTTTGGTCACCACGACGTCGTCGCCTTCGCGCCCCACCAGATCAAGAATCAGGTCTTTGGGCTTTGGTGTGGTGGAGCAGATCAGCTTGGTGTGCTTACCCAATCGAATGCCGAACTGAATCATGTCCCACGAGTCTTGGAGGTATTCCCACGCGGCCAACTCGTCCAACCATCCGCCGTGGAACTGGGGGCCTCGGAAGCGCTCTGGCTCCGATGCAGGGATGCCCTTGATGAATGAGCCATTGACTAGCTTGATCTCATGGAGGGCTTTGTTGTAATCCGCTATGAGCTCCTTCGGGATGATAGATAGCAGGCCAGAATCGCCCTCAAAGCATGTGCCCTTAACGTCGCCACTGGTAGGGGCCGATACAAGCCATCGGGTGTTGGGTTGATTCCACGCCCATGATGCTAGGGTCTCCGCCGCCGCTCTAGTCTTGCCTGCTCCACGGCCTGCAAGCATGAGCCATATGGCCCACCAATCCCCTGCGGGCTCGATCTGGTGCTTGTGAGCGACCTTGAGCCACTTCATCTGCCAATTGAAGGCTATCTGATTGACAGGGGTGAGTTTCTTAAACTCCTCAACCAAGGAGGTTTCATCTTCAAGTATCGCGTCAACGACACTCATTCAGCTTGCCTTTGCATCTTGATGGCCTTGAGGAGCTCGCCGAACACGTTCATGTTGTTCTCCACCACTACAGGGCTTGTATCGTCGCCAGAGTGCGTGATGCGCTCGCCATACTTGCGTGGGCGCTGTTTGGCGGCGTTCCACTTACGGGCATCAATGCGCTGTCTCTGCCACTGGATGTAAGCCGAATCAAGCTTGATATCGATCTGTTTGCCGTCCTTGTCAAACACTGGCGCCGTCTCAGGCGTCTCGTCCGCAATGGACACGATTTCGTCAGCGTGAGTCTCAGCCTGTTCTTCGCGCGCACGCGTGTACATGTCCAAAAAATCTGAGTGATCTCTCAACCAAACATAAACGATTGAGTGGCTGGGCATCTCTTCGTCCCTGCAGATGCTTGCTAGACTCTCTCCTAGTGCAAGCCTATCGCATATCATCTTTGCCTTCTCTGTGGAGTATCCTGATGGTCTGCCGAGCTTTTTTTGTTCCGATGGATCTTTTCGCTTTGTCATCTCTATTCCTTTCGCGCGATACTTTCAGCGCAATTAGCCCAGAGTGTAACTTATTGTTGATTTATTGTGGTAACAAAAAAAAGGGGAGTGATTAGCTCCCCTTATAAATATTGCCCTTCGCCCAGGCAACTGCAAAGAAAGTACCCCTCATAGGTACGTCTGCATTCTATTACTCTTCTTGCTCACTGCGCAATATGCGGCGCTCGGCCCAAAGTTTGTACGCCGTGAGCTTCTTGTTCTCTTCCTTTAAGCGCTCGATCTCACCTTTCTGGTGGTTCATGGTTGCATGAGCCCGATCAATCCATTCCTTGACCTCTTGTGGCATTGCGAACTTGGGCTCTGTTGTTTTCTTTGTAACCACTTTACGCTTCCTCCACAGTGATCTTGTACTTCTTACCGTAGCGGTCTTCTACCATGATGGTTTTCTTTGTTGATAGGAACTTGCCGTCGTCGGTCGCGTCGAACTTCATGTTGCCAACACTGGCCAAAAGCTTGTCATGCACAGCGTCCAAAGCTTTCAGGTTCTTTTGAATCTGGTACGCGATGTAGTCGCAATATGCGATCATTGTGCGTGACTTGACCGTATCTTCCACGGCCATCTTGATCATGGGTTTAAAGTCCTCAATAGTCATATTCTGCCTCTTCTTCGAAATACTTAATGATACTGCTTTCAACTGCTACAACGTCCTTATCGGACATCTTGCGCTCTAGCCAAGGTGCTTTGCGACCATTGCGATCTAACACCTCGAACTCAATCTCTGTATAGCCTTCATAATCGTAGTCACTCGCGGCATGATAGCTGTAGCTACCTGCATGATGCATGAAATGTGTTACGCCTACCTTGCATGGGATGCCTGCGATTCTTGCATCGATTACTGCTGTGTATGACATTTCTAACTCCTTGTTATAAACCTGCTCTGTTGCAGTGACTACAGTATAACTCTGAGTTAGAGTTTGTGTCAACTATTTTTTAGGTGTTTTCCCTAATTCAAGGGTCTACAAATAAACATCTCGTCAGCCATGCCCATAGGCCCGCTTTTTTCAATCTTCTCGTGCATTTCGTAGGAAGCTTCGGCTGTATCGTATCTTGCCCTGATGTCTTGAATCAATATCCCCATCATATGGTCAAAGCTGAATTGCTTTTCCTCCACGTTTGGATTAATTCTGACTGTGATCATAGCCAAGGTCATGAGCTCCACAGCCATATTGGTCACGATGGTCAAGAAGACCTCTGGGCCCTCCTTATCCATGATCTTGCTCAATATGTTTTGGATGTGAGGATTAAGCTGTGCATAGATTTCTGATGCCTTTTCGTCTTCTTGGCTCAATTGGGCCTCCAAATCATCATATCCATGAAAATCACTGCGGCGGCCATCATGTAGACAACCATCAATCCCCAGTGAATGCCTGTGCGCTCTTCCATGTCTTGAATAAACTTCTTCATGCTGTCTCCTTTGGTTTCATGCGGTTGCGGATAGCCACTGAGAGCTCTTCTTGGCTCCATTCAAGGGCAAGGTCAGCACAAGCGTCTCTTTCGATCTGTATGGCCTTTTTGGTGGTTTCTATGGCCACCATCATGATTTCGGCTTTGGCGACCGCAAGGGCATCGTCAAACTCAGTTTGTGTGAATACTTCAATGTGGCCAGCTCCGCCGAGCAATTGCTTGGCCAATGGACTTAGTTCTTTCTTTTCCATCATTTGATCCTTGCTACTTTGGCCTTGCGCATAACTGCCTCGTACTCTTTCTTGGCATTATCGTCTAACTTTCTCATAGGCAACTCTTGGTAGAACTTCCACTTCTGCTGGTACTCTGGCGACTCTGATGGTGGTATCCAACCCATAGCCCTCCATCTGATGGTGATGTCAGTGCCCGCAGGGGTATAGACATAATCGCTCTTTGCCGCGTGTCTGATAGTCATTTAATGATCTCCTTGATTTGACTTAGTGTTGCCCTTTTATCTTCTGCCGCTTTCATGATCACAGCGTCAGACCAACCCATGTTGATGTTTTGCGTGGCCGCAACCATATCTGCGCTGTCCCTAACAATGAAACTGTTATCGATTGGATATCCGCTCAATGCCAATGTGTTCTCACATGATTCATCAAATAAACAGATGGTTCCGCTGTTGAGTGACTCATAAAATCTATTGGCCAGATAGTTGTACGCAGAGTGAGTTTTCTCATCTTCAATGTATAACGAAAACCCATACTTGGCCAGATCTCCCTTCTGAATGTTCAATCTGTTGATGTATTTAGGCATCACACCTAGTGCATCGATCTTGGGCCTATTCTTCATGTGAGTCGATACAGTCATAACGTCAAAATACTTCTTAAAATATTTTTTTCTATCATCTCTGTAAGACCCATAGTAAATGCATTCTTGGCCACCTTGGTTGACGTGCGTGTAGTTGTTAAACACCAGTGAGTTGAGATTGGTCAAAATCCAATCGTCCACATACTTCATCACAACCTTGCTGACGCGGTGTGGATGGTTAGCCAACACTGTGTACTTGCGGCCTGCTTTGGCGGCCATCCAAAGCGTTCTAGGCTCACCCAAGTTGTACTCATTAGTTACATAGTAAAGCTTGGCATTGGGAGACTGCTCAATCCATGCATAGTCGGTGTAGGCATAGTGGCTTGCGTGGACGAAGATAATCGCGTCATATCCGCCTCTAACGTAATCGTTGACGTTTGGGTATGACCAAATCAAATCGGCGCCCAAAGCGTCCGCAATCATGCGCGAGTTTTGCCAGTGAAGATTTTCTACTGGGCCGTCATGACTAGCCTTGTGGCTGTCTATGACCAGAATGTTGCCAGTGAATTTGCTCACTGGCTTTTCTAAATCATTAAAAAGATTTAGCTGTTCTGACATGATTCAGCTTCAAGAATATTTTGCAAAACTTCAAGCATTAACTTAGCTTGGTCTCTTGGTATCACACAGCTTGTTGAGCTACCTTTAACAGCTACATAAAGCCATACACCACCATCTTCCCAAGGGTCTAATCCAACTCTGGCACCGTTTTCTGCTTTGATCAATATGTCTTCCATGATGTTCTCCTTATGGGGCCGAAGCCCCGTTGATTAAACGATTGGCTTGGCGGTGAAATAAGCAGTAGCAGAGCCACGGTATACATGAGTACCGTCGTTGTTCTTTTCTTCTTGACGCTCTTTGAATGCTTTCTCTTCAATGCCAAAGCTTGCAAACAATTTTGCATAGTTGACATTGCCAATACGTTGTGTGAGCTTTAGCTCAACGCCATATTGTTCGCCACGGAACTTGCCCTCGCCCAACTCATTGATCAAGTTGTTCTTGAGCTCTTCACGCTGTGCTTCGAGTTCTTTGATCTGACGATCTAAAACAGCAAAACGATCAATTGGATTTACGAGAGACTCGACAGTAGCGAGAGCTTGGATAGTTGCTTGGACTTCAGTGATCATGATAATTTCCTTTTTGGTTAAACCCGCTATCTGTTGCGGTAAGGAAAGTATAACTCAAAGTTAGAGTCTTGCAATAACTATTTAAATTATTTTGTAGGGACAAACCCTAATGTTGCAAATTAACTACTAGTTAAACTAGTAAATACGTTTTTGATTGTTATGTTCAAGGCGTCTAGCTCGTCCATCTTAGCTATAGCCCATG